CTTACCAATTAAATGAACAAGCGTTCAATTAAATGATTCCCTATGGCATTGCCGATTCGCCCGCCGAGCGCAAGAAATTACTTTTGCAAGCATTATTTTACCCATGTATTCAATTAGTTAACCAAGTGTGACATTTATGCAACACATTTTACAATTTGGTATATGATTCGTTTATCATCCGGGGGGTGTCAATATATACTTTAGTATGGGACCCTATACTTTCCGGGGTATAAATTTGAGTGGCGTGGTTATCCACCCATATCTATAACATAAAAAAATTACTTTGGGTCATATCTACAAAACAAGAAACTTACTTTACACAACTTAAAATAGAGCGTGTACTCTCCCTAGAGTAGCAAGTGTGATAAATATGTCACAGTATATAAAAATAAATAAAAAAAGATTCGTGAGTTATCAACGACATAGAAAATAGTTTCTGAGGGAGGGTTGCATAAGTCCAAAAAATGTTGCTATATAGTAGTAGACAACCTACTAAAGTATAGCAGATGTAACTACGACAGTAAAGAGACTATATAGTATAATACTATTATGGTTATTACTATTATAGTTTATAGACAACAGCTATACATTAGTAGTTACATGAGTACTAGGTACAAACTATACTTCTGTTTTAAAGTCTTTCTCCCTTAGTCAACCATGACGAACACTGCCAAGTTAGAATTACAGGATGAGGTCATGCCGATGATTGAGGGAGTTATACTTACTGTTGTTATTATATTATTTGTTGTCTCTTAAGGACTAGGGACATGTACGGAACTGAAGGATGCTCAGAGTTCATGGCAGAGAAACTACCATATAGTGCTATTATAGGTAAGCATGTCCGTAAGGGCATCAGTAGTGGTGTGTCAGTTAAAGATATTATGGCATCTATCCAGAAGTATTCTCATGCACCATCTAGTACATCTACTTTTTATAAGTTGTATGGTGGAGACATAGCGGAGGTGAAGTTCGATACTACATCAGCTATTGGTAATGTTGTCGTTGAGCAAGCGTTAGCTGGTGACTTTAAGGCTGCTGAGTTGTACTTAAGAAGTAAGGGAGGTTGGTCTCCTACTAACACTGTTGAGGAACGGGAAGTTGGTAGTGAAGAAGAGGAAGACCGCTCCGCTGTAGAAGAGATTATGACCCGACTAGGAAAATCAACAGATGAACATGAGGATAACGGCTGAGGACTTAAGGAAGTTACCCTCAGATCAGGTAGCTGATGTTTTGTCGTCCCTCTCCCCGGAGCAAGCTGAAGAACTTAAGTACGATTGGAAGTTCTGGGCTAGACCTGATCAGTTAGAACCTGATGGTAAGTGGAATGTCTGGGTAGCTTTAGCTGGTCGTGGTTGGGGTAAGACGAGGGCTGGTGCTGAGTGGGTACGACACAGGATTATGAAGAATGATCGTATTGTTCACTGTGTTGCACCAACTAAGGGTGATGTTCGTAGAGTTATGGTTGAAGGTGACTCTGGACTAATGAATGTCTGTCATAAGGGTGATAAGACATACAGAGGAAAAGAGTTAGGCTTCCCTACTTGGTCTCCTACTAATAATACAATGACTTGGGCTAATGGTTCTAAGGCTGTATTCTTCTCAGCAGAAGACCCTGAGAGACTTAGGGGACCACAAGCATACTCAATGTGGGCAGATGAACTTTGTGCATGGAGAAACGCTCAAGAGACTTGGGACATGGCACAGTTTGGATTACGCTTAGGTAGACACCCAGTATCGTTTATAACTACTACACCTAAGACTACTAAGTTACTGAGAACCATCTTAGACGATGAGAAGACACATGTCACAACAGGAAGCACATACGATAACAGTGCTAACTTAGCTGATACCTTCTTAGATGCTGTACGTAAGACTTACGAGGGAACTAGGTTAGGTAGACAGGAACTATATGCTGAGGTACTTGATGAGGCATCTGGTGCATTATGGAATAGGTCGTTACTAGCTAAGTGTGAGATAGAGAAAGATCAGGTTCCTACACTTAATCGTATTGTTGTCGCTATTGACCCGGCTATTACCTCTAACGCTGAAAGTGACATGACAGGTATTGTTGTAGCTGGTGTAGACGTAAATGGTACAGCTTATGTGTTAGAGGATCATACTGGTCGTTATACACCTCAACAGTGGGCATCTAAGGCTGTAGAACTCTACCATGAGCATCTAGCTGACAGGATTGTAGCTGAGAGAAACCAAGGTGGTGATATGGTAAGACATACACTGCATACAGAAGATGAAACACTGCCAGTAAGGTTAGTACATGCCTCAAGGGGTAAGATGGCTAGGGCAGAACCAGTTTCAGCATTATATGAACAAAACAGAGTTAAGCATGTAAGAGGATTGAACGACTTAGAGGATCAGATGGTACAGTGGGAACCTCTAGGTTCTATTGGGTCTCCTGACAGGTTAGATGCTCTAGTATGGGCTATCACTGATCTAAGTCTTAATGGTTACGCAAAGCCACAACTTAAACTAGCGTACTCTAGTGCCAAAGGGCTAATTTAATATGGCTACAAAGAAACTATCGGAAGGTGCAGCTAAGAGTATTCTTGGTGTAGCTGGTGATAACACTCGTACTGGACAAATACGTGCAGATGAGTTTATCCCTGAACTACGCGGTAAGAACGCTATTCGCAAGTATCGGGAGATGCGGGATAATGACAGTACTATTGGTGCGGTTATGTATGCTGCTGAACAAGTACTTAGAGATGTCAAACTTAAAGTGGAACCCGCCAATGATACTGAGGAAGCTAAACGTGAAGCTGACTTTGTGGAAAGTATCTTTGATGATATGGATCACAGTCTTGACGATCACATTGCAGAATCTTTATCGTCGTTGTCGTATGGTTTTGCGTGGTTTGAAGTTGTTTATAAGCGGAGAGTTGGCCCTACTCAGAGATCGCCTAAGAAAAACAGTAAGTACACTGATGGACGCTTGGGTGTACGTAAGATTGCTTGTCGTGCGCCTTGGACAGTCTCTAGGTTTGATGTAGAAGATAAAAGCGGTGATGTCTTAGGCATCTATCAGGACGTAGGTTATGGATCAGGAAAGCATTATATTCCCACTACTAAGAGCCTTTACTATCGTACTACTGTTCTTAATGGTGATCCTAGTGGCCGCTCTATCCTCCGCAATGCTTATTCCTCGTATGTTTACCTAAATAACCTACAGAGTATAGAGGCTATAGCTGTTGAGCGTGAACTAGCTGGTATTCCTATTGCTCGTATTCCCTCTGAGTATTTGTCGTCAGACGCAAGTGCGGCCCAGAGTGGCTTCGTAGGCAACCTACAACAAATCCTTCGTGACGTTAAGTTTAATGAACAAGGTTATATTATAACACCTAGTGATACTTACCCTGATAAGGATGGTTCTCCTACAAACATTAGACTTGTAGACATTGAACTAATGAGTAGCAATGGCAATCGTAATGTAGATATTGACCCCATTGTTAGGCGTTACCAACATGACATTGCCCGTTCTGTACTTTCTGAGTTTCTTATGCTCGGTGGGGGTAACAACGGATCATATGCACTCTCCAAGTCTAAGACTGACCTGTTTCTACGTGCATTAGAAAGCTACATCCAAGCTATTGTTGATGTGCTTAATAAACAGCTAGTGGAACGCCTATGGCAGCTTAACGGACTTAACTACGACCTCATGCCCTGTATCAAGGCTGGTGATGTTGCCCCACACGACCTACGTGAGATTGCAGCATTCCTTCGTAACCTTAACGGTGCAGACATTAACGTCAGTGATCATCCAGAGGTTATACAAGACCTTATGGATATAGCTGAACTGAACTATGACCCTATTACAGAGGTCGCAACTGAAACTGACCTGTCCGATGAGGCAGAAGAAGACAACAAGGAAAATACATAATGGCTATTACTACAGCATTAAGCAAATACTTCAAGCAGGAACTCCTTAAGGGTTCACATGACTTTGATGCACATACCTTTCGTGTAGCACTGATTAAAGTAGGTGCCGCAAGAGACTATGACTCAGATATGGGTTCATACTCTTATCTAACAGGTGGCCCACAGTTCTCAGGACAAGCTGATCCATCTGCTGCATCTGACCAAGTTACAGGTACAGGTTACACAAGCACATACGACACTTTTTCAACAGGTACAGCCGCTGTTCTTGCCACTACAGACTCTGGTGGTAACTCTGTTACTTATCCTAAGATTGATGGCACTAAAGC